TTGAGATTGCCAAACGCTCAATGGCAACCGCGAAGGGAAAAACGCAAGGAAAATCCACCGCACTTTTGAAACAGTGGCTTGATGTGGCGGAGGCGTAGTATGTGGAACCCATTCAGACGAAAAGAACAACGCAGCTCACCGATGGCAATTAATGAACTGCTTTCTTATCTTGGCGTATCAAATACCGGCGCAGGGGAATTTGTCAGCCCGAACACGGCGGAAAGTTTACCTGCGGTGATGAGTGCCGTTACCGTTATTTCTGAAGCGGTGGCAAGTATGCCTTGTTATTTGTATCAGCTTAAAGATGATGGCCGCGAGCGCGTTTATCGTCACCCGGTGGATTATCTCTTAAACGAGATGCCAAACCGTAGTCAAACACCGTATCAATTCAAATACACCATGATGCGTCATTGCCTATTAAACGGTAACGCTTATGCGGTGATTGAATGGAACAGCAAAGGCGAACCAATCAGCCTTACCCCGTATGAACCAAGTGCGGTCAATATCTATCGCAAAGTTGGCGGTGAGTATATCTATCAAATTACCGACTTAGACGGCAATACCAAAAACTATCTTCAAGATGAAATCCTACATTTACGCCATTCTTCCCTTGATGGCTTTATGGGACGTTCGCCAATTACGATTTGCCGTGAAACCGTGGGATTAGGCATTGCTCAACAGAAACACGGATCGGCAGTGATGAAAAACGGTTTAATGGCGAGTGGATTAATTACTACCGCCGAATGGTTGGATGATGCCAAAGCACAAAAAGCGGTAAAAGCCCTTGAACGTTACAAAGGCGCGAAGAACGCAGGGAAAACACCCATCCTTGAAGGCTCAATGGAATATAAACAGTTAGGCATGACAAACCAAGACGCGGAATGGTTAGCAAGCCGTACGTTCACAATTTCCGATATTGCCCGAATCTACAACATTAGCCCGATTTTTCTTCAAGACTATTCCAATAGCAGTTATTCAAACTTTAGTGAAGCCAGTCGAGCCTTTTTATCGCAAACCTTGCGCCCTTGGCTAACCAATTTTGAACAGCAGCTAAAAGATGCCTTGATGATTGATTTAGGTAGCAACAGCAAGAAACGTTACTTAATCGAATTTGATACAAGCGACTTATTGCGCACAAGTCAAAGCGAGCGTTTCAAGAGTTACGATGTGGCAATTAAAGCCGGTGTAATGTGCCCGAATGAAGTTCGCCGCCGTGAAGGTTTACCGCCTTATGAGGGTGGAGAAGAATTTAGCCAAGCATGGAAACAAACCGTAGAAGTAAAACGCGGTGATGAACAAGAACCGGGGGCAAGCGATGGCAATCATGATTAAGGCCGGAAAGTATAACAAGGTGATTAGCCTACAAAAGCAAGTGAACGAACAGAACGACTACGGCGGTATTGTGAGTAAATGGAAAACCGTTGCCAATATTCGGGCGGCGGTTGAACCATTACAAGGTAGAGAGTTCTTCTCCGGTGCGGTGCCATTAAATGAAAATACTGTGCGCATTCGCATACGTTACGGAACTAATGTTGATAACACTATGCGCGTGAAATATGGGAACCGTTCGCTAGAGATAATCAACATTATTGATAGTAAAGAAGCGCACAAAGAACTACAGCTTATCTGTAAGGAGTTGACCGGCAATGGTGGAAATTAATTTAACGATTGATGAAATCAAAGCGCACTTAAATCTCGATCATGATTTAGATGATGAGTTACTGGAAGCCTATAAGGTGGCCACATTGGAAGTATGCCAAAAACATATTGGCAAAACTTTTGGGGAAGAAGAAACGGAAAAGACCATACCTTTTACCCCGGCGATTAAGATTGGTTGTTTAATGTATATCGCCTATCTCTACACGAACCGCGAAGCCGTCACAGACTTAGCAAACCTTAAACCGGCACCAATGACGATTTCCGCATTGTGGGAAGTGTATAGAGAACCGTGCGCTTACTAAGGATTTAGTAACCGATGCCATACCAACCATTAAGACGTTGTAGCTATCCCGGATGTAGAAACAAAGTAAAGTCCGGTAGATGCGAGGAGCATAAACCCAAGGACAACCGCCCAAACAGTAGCGCACGCGGTTACGACCACAAGTGGAGCAAATACCGCGAGCAATACTTAAAGCATCATCCCCTTTGTGTGATGTGCTTAGAGCAAGGCAAATATACTCCGGCAACAGTGATAGACCATATCAAGCCGGTAGAGAACGGACAATCCGATCCATTGTTTTGGGTAGCAAGCAATCATCAGCCTTTATGTCGTGATTGTCACAGCTATAAAACACGAGTGATAGACCAACGCGGATTTGGTGCGAAGAAGTGAACCGTTTCGATATCGAAACAATTGAGGGATGTACATATGTACACAGTTGAGTTGTGGTCATATGGTAACAACTGAATGATGGTGATATATCCACAGTTGAGTTGTGGTGATATGACCATAACTGAGCTAACAAATTAAACGATTACAAAAAGACAATTTGAACAGGTGGGGGCCATTTCAAAAAGAAAGTGGCAACCCTTCGGAACCGCCCCCCTATACAAATTTTTACGCAAGGTAATTTTTTTGAAAATAAGGAAATACAATGACAACAAAAAACAAGAAAAAAACGCATAATCCACCGAGTTTTTTAGATCCAATCGCTAAAACGGTATGGAAAGAACGAATTCCGCAACTTCTTGAACGTGGCGATATTGAAGATGCGGACTTAATTCACCTGGAATTATATTGCGTGAATTATTCTCTTTTTCGTGCTGCAGTTGAGGATATTCATAAAAACGGCTTTTCAATAGTAAATAGTCAAGGTACACAATCAAGAAACCCCGCACTGTCAGCGAAAGCAGATGCTGAAAAAGTGATGGTGAAAATGTCCTCGCTTTTAGGCTTTGACCCGGTAAGTCGCAGAAAAAATCCGGTTGAAGTTGAAACTACAGATATGTTTGATCAAGTGCTTACAATGTAGGTGAAAATGGTGATTTGGCATGAGTATGCGGGAAAAGTTCAATCTGGAGAAATAGTAGCTTGTAAAAAAATAAAACAAGCTGTAGCACGCTATTTTAATGATTTAGCAAACCCCGCTTATTTCTTTGATGAAGGTGTGGTAAATAAGTTTTTGGCTTTCTCTAAATTATGCCCACACGTTAAAGGGCATTTGCGCGGTGAACCTATTATTCTTTCTGATTGGCAAGTGTTTCTATTTGCTAACCTATTAGGCTTTAAACGGAAAGATACTGGATTGAGAAAATATCGTTCTGCTTATGTTCAAGTGGCACGAAAAAATGCTAAATCGACAGTAGCGGCAGTACTGGCTAATTGGTTTTTATTGGTAGAAGGTGGGCAACAAGATATTTATACTGCAGCCGTAAGCCGAGATCAGGCGAGAATAGTATTTGATGATGCTCGTCAAATGTGCTTGCTTTCAGCCCCATTGAAAAAACGCCTTAATATTCAGCAACACAAGCTAATAAATCCGAAGAATAACAGCATTATGCGGCCGCTTGCCGCTAAATCTTCAACCATTGAAGGAACAAACCCTAGTTTAGCGATTGTTGATGAATATCACCTACACACAGATAACAGCGTATATAGCGCATTAGAGCTAGGACAAGGCGCACGCCCTGAAGGTTTACTCTTTGCCATTACAACAGCGGGAAGTAACGTTATTTCAGCCTGTAAACAGCATTATGATTATTGCGCTCAAAT